ATACCAGTTGCAAGTGCTGATGATAGTCCTGCTGTTCCTAAAATTCCTGCTCCTGCTGCTGTTGCTCCTGCTCCTGTTAATAAAGCACTTCCAGCCATTCCACCTAAAATAGGTGCAAGAAAAGGTAAGAAGGCTTCAGGCTGTCCTGTTTCTGGATTCACTGTAATAGGCATTGCTTGTGCCAAGCCTTTAACTTCTGCAGGATTTACATGAAGAAGCATAGAATCGCCATAGCGACCTTGATTGGCTACATTTTGTGTTTGTTGTTTTATATCCATTTTTCCACCTTGATTAAAATTATATCTTGTTTGTCCGCCTTGAGCTGAAAGATTTATATTACTTTTTCCACCTTTTCCTGTTCCTTCTTGAGGTCCGTAATAACCCATAAAATTTCTAAATTGTCCATATGCATTTAAACCAACATCATCAATACTTCCTACATATTGTGATAATTTTTTTAATCCTGTTGCTTGTGTTTTAGGTTTAAAATCAAAAGTATCTACAACACGATAACCACCACCTTCTTTAGGAATAGCTGTAGCTTGTCCTAAAAAAGTTTTTAAATTGTAATTAGGATTTTGCATTTTACTTGCTAAATCTAATGCAGACATATTATTTGTGCTATCAACATCTGTATATTGGCTACCTTCAGATGTTGTTGCATAATCTTTGTATTCAATAATATTAGGGTCTATTCCTTGAGCTTTTTTTTCTGCAATTCTTTCTGGTGTTTGACTATTAGCAATAACTTGTTTTAATGCTGCTAGTTCTACTGATGATAAATCTTCTTCTGTTCTATCTTGATTAGGATTAAAAAATTGTCTTACATTAATTGGTAATATAGATTCTTTTTTCTTTTTTACTTTAGATTTTTGTTTTGATTTAATTTCTTTTTTTGCTTGAGGTATAACTTTTTCTACAGCAGAAGATTTTTTCTTTTTAGGTTGAGGAATAGTTAAACTTGCACCAGCTTGTATTTTATTAATATCTTTAATTTTATTGGCTGAAGCTAAATCTTTAACAGATATACCTAAGTTTCTAGATATAGAACTAAGAGTATCTCCTTTTTTAATTTTGTATTGCATTATCTTTCTTCCGTAGTCTCACAGCCAAACATATTAAAACTCATGTCAACTGCACTTGTGTAAACTTTGATAACATCGGTTTGATTTAATGTTATACCTAAAACTATTGCTAGGGAATCATTTGCTGCTACTGATTTGTCATAGTATATATACTGTTTATCGTCAGCACCTGCTCCACCTACATGAACACTTAATCTAAAAGTAATAGCAGAACCTGTGCGATTTGCTGCAACAATAGAACTAACTGTTGTTTGTGTCATGTTTGGCACTGTGTATAGCACAGTAGTTGTGGTAGCTGCTGGGTCTAACTGTCCTAATACTTTAAGATTATCAGCCATGTTTCATTCCCATAAGTAAAAATTGATGTCGTTTAGAAGCCTTGCTTATAGTAGTAGACTTCATTCTATCCAATAAAGTAATTTTAGTATTAATTTCTTGTATTGCTTGTTCTATCAATCTGCGTGTTACAGCTTCATTGTTTCTATCAAACTCTTGGTTTGGTAATGGTAGTGCTATCGTTTTGATATCAGCCATTATCTTTTACCATCTGGTCTAATGTCTAATCTAAGATCACCTGCTCTCCATCCATAGTCACTAGACGAGTTAGATATTTTTAATGCAGCTTGTCTGCTCCTAGCTCGTGTATTTTCAAATGTAGAATTAGGAGTAACATTAATAGTTTGCAAAGTAGTTAAATCTTGTAATGGATAATCTCTACCTGAAATAGTAAAAGTAACGCTGTCGCTTGTTGATTGTTGATCTCTAAATTGTATATCAGGTATTAACTTAGATATAAAAGTAAACTTATCTCCATCTGGCTCTAAGTCAAAATCACTTGACTCTATGTATGCTGTAAAGTTACTACCATCATTGCCATGACCTTTCTCATGATTGTAAACATAATTTAAATTGCTTGAATCATTTTTACTTGCAGCTATAGGGTATTCTAATATTGATGCTTCATCCCAAGCTGTTCTAGTAAAGCCATCATCTGTAGTTCCAATGCTCCAAACATTTTCTAAATAATTATACAAAACATATTTGTCTATTTCTGTATTAGTGCCTGATGGATAGAACCACATAACTTCATTAGCAATATTATTAACAGCAGCAAATATCTTAAATGATTGACTTAAATTTAAATCAGATAATACATAGTCTAAAACTGTGCATGGTAATTTTTCAGCAGAACCTGAGTAAACATAAAATCCACCAGTGTCCATAAAGTAAACTCTGTTGTTAGCACTTACTGCTGCATTAGGTGCTATAAGAGACTGCCCTTCTGCTACTTCTGTGAATGAAAATATAAATGGTTCTCCTACAAAACGCATAGACACTATGCCTACATCAGTCCATATAAGTATTTCTTGTCTTGTTCTAAGTGCTCCAATAATTTCAGAACCTTGTGAAAGTTGTACGCCACCAGCTTGATTCGTTGCTGTAGGTGTCCAATCTACTGCACTTTCTCTATCAGAAAATCTTACTAACAGTGGGTCTATAGCAGTTGTACCTATTGGGTTACAACCAAATGCAATGCAGTGTTTGTCTACATCAGAAGTCATTACTTGTATAACATTAGTTGGCACATCACTTGCACCTGATTCTGCTGATAATAAAGTAGCTCTAGTGCTTAAACCTGTTGATTCATCCCAAAAATATATTGGTCCACCTCTAGGTGCAGCAAGAGTATCATCACCAAAATTATCTATAGACCATGTTCTTAATTGATTAGTTAAAGATAAATCTGCTTTAGCACCCCATGTTCCATTACCCCAAGGATTTACACCCCAACCAGTAGTTCTAACATAGACATCTAGTCCTGAGTTAATTTGATATACACCATCTATTCCTGAGCCACCATTACCAGTATCACTAGAATTTGCTGTGACAGTTGCTCCATCAGTATCTTTGGCTACAAATGTATATGTGTTTGCAGTAGGAACAGTTACTATTTGATATTCTTGATTTAAAACTTCAGCAGTAATTAATCCACCTAAGCTGACTGCTTGTGCAAAAGTAACAAAATCTCCTTCTACTGCTCCATGATCATTATCTGTAGCTGTAATAATAGATGAGCCATCTGTTGCAGCAAATACTACTCCATTGGTAGATGTAGCTCTAATAGGATTTATATCGTAGTACACATCTCCATTAAGAACATATAGTTTTTGATGAGTGCCTAATATTATAAATTGATCTCCATCAATGGCTTTGTATGGATAGAGTTTTCTACAAGTTCCAATAAAACTTCCTGAAGTAAACTTATCCCAACCGCCAATTCTTTCAGGTTTGCCTTTGCGAAACCTTACTTTGTCTGCATCAAACCAGCCATACTCATTACTATAGTTAGTACCTTCTTTGTTAATTCCAGGTCTAAAAATATACTTAACTAATGGCATTAGATTTTACTCCAATCTTTTCCTTGAAATAAAAGAGCTTCAGCTTCTCTTCTTCTAACAAGACCTTCTAATACTTTGCCACCTGCTTTATTCCAACGCTTTATCTGATTAGGCACTTCATCCCAATCTTTTTCATTAATTTTAACTAGCATAGTGCTGCTATTAAGATTGCTAGGACCTAAGTTGTATGTCCAAGATGTAAGAGAGTCAAATTGATTTTGTGTTAAGTCAACCTTTACTGCATCATTTACATATCCACCATACTCGTGTAACTCTTCTTCTAGCCAAGCATCAGCTTGTTCTTGTGTGCAAGTATCACCAGCCTTTACTAATTTAGTTCTTCCATAAGCTATCGTTAATACATTTACAGCATCGTAGTATGCCTCTAGCTCACAGCCTTCAAACTTTTTTATAAGCGATATTCCTTCTTGTGATATATTCATTAGTCTTTATCAGGTGTATTTGAAGCACCAAAATAAAAAGAGATAACAGCACTTGCCAAACCTCCTAAGTAACCTAAGACTAAGTTAATAAGAGCTTCAGAGTTTTGTTCTGGTGGCTGTAAAGTAACTAAAAATATATAACCCATAAACCCACCAACAACAGCAATACCCATAATTCTAGCTGTCCAATCTTTACTAAACTTACCTCTAGCATCTTGTTTATCTGCTACTTCTAACTTAAACACATCTACTTCAAGCTCTTTCATTTGCAATTCAAAACTTTGTTCTGCTTTTTTAAGCTCTAGCATTTGTTCTGGAGTAGCTGATTGAATAGCTTTATTGATAGATTTTGGGTCTGATTGACATCCAAGTACACCAGCTATAACAGATGCTGCTTGACCGCCTAGTGGTCCGCCTAAAGCTGAACCAAGTGTAGGAGCTAAAGCACCTACAACATTTTTAATTAAACTAAATTTCATATGATTATCCGTTTAAAGGATTGTCATCCTTATTTTCTAATTTGTTAATTGCTTTGTCTAAACCTTGTAGGTCAGCTTTGATAGTAGCTATATCTGTTTTAATTTCTGTTACATCAGGCACTTCTACACTATCTATTTCTTTTTCTAAAAACTTAACCGATGTTTCTATAGATGCAAAGCGTTCTTCAATAAGTTGTTGAGCTGATTCGGTATCACCTATGCCACCTATTTGAGCTTCAAGATTATCAATTCTATTGACATAAGTTGCTCCTGTATAACCAAATCCAGCAAGAGTAGTAACTATTCCAGCAAGAGCAATAAGTTGTGTTGTTTTATTTTCAAACCAATTCATGATTATCTCCACATATTAGGTTGGTCATTTATCATCTGACTCAAACCTGTTAAATTACTATTTACCAGTCCATAAAAAGCACTGGTATTATCATCTAGTGTAGCAGAAGTATATATATCAGAGCTACTATACCAAGTCGGTGCATCAGGTACGCTTGTTTGTGAGTAGTTATTAAAATCAGGAACATAACCTATTAATGCTATAAGTTTAGATTCATCTCCGTACTTACCTGTTTCTAGTTGTTCTTCTTCTATTTCTTCTTGCTGTGCTTCTATATTTGCAGCAATAATTTTATCTGCTATTTGATCAGCTTCTGAGGCTGTCATTGTTCCAGAAGATGCTGTATCAATCTCGCCTTGCACATTTTGCACCTGCACATCAGCTACAACCATAGAAGCTGCATTATCAAATGTAGGCAAAGGAGTTATAGACATAGACATATTACTAGAACTTCCTACATCACTTCCCATAGATAAAACTTGGTTTGTTTGTTGTGTTGCACTTGCAAACTGATCTGATGCACTAGGACTACTAGAAGTGCTTATACCACCACTAGATGCTGTAGAGCTTCTTGTTGATGTATTTCCTGAAGATGAGTAACTAGATGTACTATTTGATTGAGAGCCACCAGAAGCCTGTGAGTAACTGTTAGATGCTGTTTGTACTCCTGCTCTGACTACATTAAGAGCTACAGTCATTAATCTATTTTTGCCTGTAGGAGTATCAGATTCTACTGCTGCAAATTCTTCAGTAACTTCTTCTAATGTTTCTTCTCTAGCTTCTTCTTCTCTTTCGGCAATTCTTTCTTCTTCCATAATTTCTTGGCGTTCTTCTATTTCTTCAAAGATTTCTTCTACAGCTTCTTCTTCAAATATTTCTTCAAGAAATTCTTCTTCAGGTTCATCTTCTAAAACAAACTCTTCTTCTGGTCTTTCTTCAAATCGTTCATTGGTTTCTTCTTCAAACCATTCTTCTAATTCATCTATGTTATTAAATTCAATAAATGTTTCAGGTTCACTGTAATCTTCTACTAAAAATGTTTCTTGAAACAAAAACTCATCTAACAGAATTTCATCTTGGTGTTGAAAGTTATCTTCATGATGTGGTCCAAATTCATCTATAAAAGGTAAAGGATCAGGCTCATAAAATATAACAATATCTTCTGTTACTGGTTCTGCAAAATAATCATTGGGGTTGTCTCCAAAATCTTCAAAGGGTGGAAACATTTCATCTTCAAATATTTCAATGACTGTAAATTGATCTTCAAAGCCTTGGTTATCATCATGATGTTCTTCAGTAAATATACCAGTAGCAAATTGGTCTTGCTCATCTATAAAACCATAATCAACTTGCTCATCATCAAAAAAAGCTACAGACTCTTCTTGTCTATAACCTTGGCAAAATGGAGCATATTGTGGATCATCAGCACATTGTTGATCATCATAAGCATCCCAATAGTTAGGACATGACTGACTATAAAGATCAGTGATATTACATTGTTGAGTTTGATATGCATCTGCATAACCTGAACAACTAGGATCATTTAGTGCATTGCTACAATCAACACCATTACCACTGCCTGACCCATATAAAGAACCGCCATTTTCTAGGTTAGTGTTTTTATCAGAGTTATTCCAATCGTAGTTATAACAACTAGAACCATTAGTTGTACCAGTATTACATTCATCGTGATAGTAATAAGTGTAAGAATTTTCTTTTTTAGAACCTATTTCTCCAATAAGAACATCATGGTTAATAATATCTAATGCACCATAGCGTATGTCAAAAGAGTTGTTGTTCCAAAGTATTATTTCAAAGCTGTTATCTGATGCTCTGTTGTACTCTCTCATGTCGTACCAACCGAAGATCATCTTGCTGTTATCACCCCAAGACTTCATTCGAGAATCGTTGTCTCTAATTAAGTCTGTCCAGAAAGGGTATATGGTGTAAGTATGCTGTCCATTAATAGGGTCAGGAGTATAGTCATTACAATAGCTACCACTAGAACCAAAATGGAGACATCCATTCGTTGCCATCCTCGCTTGTGTAAAAGTAGAACCATAAAAAGTAAAATTAAAAGAAAGGTCAATTGCAGGACTAATACCATCATCTACTACCTCGTAGGCTAACTCACCATTAAAGTTGTTAGCATTTGTTTGTAGTTGGTATAGGTCTTGATTAGCTTCATAAGTATATTGACTTAATACATTAAGACTAAACAGACACGCTATTGCGTAGAATAAAACTCTTTT